TCGATCGAAATGATTCCAGTGTTCCCCGAGATCTGGACCGTCAGCTCAACGTTCAGACGGTTCGGATTGCCCGAGTCGATCACCGCAGTGGTGAGCGCCTTCGCCGTCTCCGGATCGCTGAGAATCGCCGCGAGCGCCAGGTCATCGATCATGCCGTTCACGGCCGCCTTGGCCGCCTTCGGCTGCCGGGCCGCGCTGTTCGTCGTGGCCTGATCGTCCGGAATGAGCGGAGCCGCCGCCCAGCCATCCGCATTGAAGATCAGATCGAGATTAAAAATGATCTGCATCACCTTCACGATCTGCACGACGTAACGATAGGCCGGCGGATCCTCGCCGTCCGGGTGGTAGAACGTGACGGTGTCCTCAAGAGCAACCACCCCACCGATCAGCTTGCTCGTGCTCACGCCCGCCTTGACCGACGCGTCCGAGTCCGCATAGCTCAGCTGAAGCGACTCAGCGCCCGCAGACACGCCCTCGAGCAGCTGTGTCGCGTATCCTACCGGGGGGTTGTCATTCGCCTGCCTGGCGATCCGTGCGGCGCCTCGAGCTGCGACCTGAAGCGGCAGCGTCACCGATCCGAGCGCCGTGATGTAACCGTTGATCTGGTCAGTGGCCTTCCGTGCCTCACCGACCACGATCCCCGCGGCCGTGGTCGATTCCGTGTAGCCCGTGAGCGCAATGACAGGCTTCTTAACGAGCGTTCCCCACCGACCGAGCCCGAACGTCTCGAGGAGATCCAGGGTCGTCGTGTCGTCATGCTCCATGCAGTTGACGATCAGGGTCTCCCAGATGTTCGTGATGTTGTCCAGCGCCGCCTGGATGTCGGGATTGACCGCGCCGGTAGCCGGCTGTGTGAATGCGAAGGTGATCCCGTTGGCCGGCCCTGTGATGGAAACGGTGAGATCGTTGGTCGCCGCACCCTTCCATTTCGCCGTAAGATCAGACACAGGGGGCACCGCGTCTGCCGCAATCATCGGCATGTTGACGTTGCCATTGATCGCAGCTGTGATCGCTTCGCCAATGTCGTTCAGCACGACCGTGCCTGCCGCGATCACGAACTTGGCGCTCGGGATCCCACCGATTAGAACGGTGTACTCGGCGGTAGCTGACTGCGTCGTGCCGGAAGGCGTGATGTCGCCAAGCGACTGAACGCCAGACCCGTCCGCCTGGACCGGATACAGTGTCAGCGGGATATCACCGAGGCCGTCACCGTTCGCCGGCTGCAACATGAGCGCCGCCAGATGCAGCGGAGAGCCGAAACCAAACTCAGCGCCCACGGCCGAGCTCGACGTCGCCACGAACGGAGTCGTGGCGTACGTCACCGACTCCGCGCCCTGCCCGATCACCGCGACACGCTGGGGCAACCGGACCGCCGCGCTCCCGCGAAGATTCCTGAACGCGGTGTCGATACCGATGACACGCGCAACCGCTGTGGCTGAAACACCCATCTGTCACCCCCTAAGTGAAATCATACTCCGCGTCTACGATGAGCATTCCGTCCGAAGCCCGCTGCACGTCCACGTGCACGGTCTCCAGCGCGTTGCTCTCGTCTACCTGCGGTGAATACTCATTGAAGGTTACACGCAGTGCCAGCCGAATGCCAATGACCGCGTGTGCTGACTCGCTTGCGAGATCGGGCTGAAACGACGTAATCGACTGGACCCAACGTTGCCACACACCAGGACCGAGCGCCGCGCCGTCTTTGTTTCGGAGCTGCAGGTAAATGTTCTCGGCGGCCATCAGGATGTTGCGAACCAGCCGGATACCGCGCGTGGCGTTCCGGACCGCCGTCAGATCGCCAGGGATGTGCCCGCCCCCGACGACATCTTGGTCGATGCCGAATCCGTACACATCCACGTTGTAGGTCGCGGTATGCGCCTGCCGCTTCACCGTGTCGCCCTGGGCCTCGGGGAAAGTGCCGTTTTCGTACCAGACATTTACGATCGGGGAGAGATCCTGCTCAGCTAGCGGCTTCTCTGGCTCGTTGAGGACCTGCTCCCACGGCTGGGCTCGCTCAGTGAATACCCGAAGCTTCCACAGCGAAGGGTCTGGCTCTGCGGCTGCAGTCGCCAGGATCACTTGAGCCGCCTGGTTCAGGTTGATCAACGCGGCGATCTGATCGCGGACAACTTCGAAGTTGTCCTGCTTATCGATCAGCGCTGTGAGTACGGTGGGCATCAGGCGGCCGCCGGATTCCAGAATGCGAGGATCATCGTTATGAGACCGAGCGTACGGTCTGGGAACGACTGCACCACCTTGTACCGCTGCGACGCCGTTGAGACTCCGGCGAAATCCACAAGCCACGGCTTCGAAGCCGCATCGGCTATGCCCTCCGGCAGGTTCGTGTAGCCAGCGGCCGTGAGCGTCGCTATGCGCGCTGTGAGCGTCGCGTGACGGCCGCTAACCGCCTGGCCGGTGTCAACGTCCAGCACCTGCCCGATGTCGCCGACAGCGCCGTAGAGCTGCTCGGCAGACGCAAACTCGGACGGATCGGTCAGTGTGAACGGCTCACCGAAGTCGGTCGACGCCTCGAGCGTGACGGCTAGGTCCGCCTCCGCTTGGACGCGCAACGACATCAGTCACCCTTCGGCTTCGTAGCGGCCCGCTTGGCGCCACCTTTACCGGAGGGCTCGGGCTCGGGCTCGGGCTTCGGATCGCCCGACAGATCAACCGATTGCTTCTGCGCCTCGGCCCGCTCCCGCTCCTGTGCCTTCGCAAGCTTCCCCGCCTGTCGACCCTTGGTGCCCTGCTGCAAGGGGATCTTCTCGGTGATCTTGTCCCGCGCCTCCAGAGCTGTGGCTTCTCGCGGAGTCAGCGGCGCCTCATCGGCCTCAACGAGTGCACCGCACGCCTTCAGCCGCGGGAGCTGAGCCTTGGCGCTCTCAACGGCCTTCGGGTCATCCTTGTGTTTACACAGGCACTGCCACGTGACCTCAGAGTCCGCGGCGCCGCCCGAGATGACACCCCGAGCGCTTGTGATCGCTCGACCCTTTGCAACGAAGTAGGGCATCAGGCGGGCTCCTATACGACGGTGATTGTGCCGAAACTGTCGATCGCCGTGGGAATGAGCAACGGCCGCGAGGCAAGCTCGAGGATCGTCTGCCGACCGTTCGGCGTCGCGTAGATGTTGGGCGCAACGTCGACAGCGCGCGGCACCGCAACGCGACTCGGCAGGAACCCGGCGAAACGAGGGTCAATCGGAACGGCCATCGGGACGCCAGCGAACACAGTGTCAAGCCGGCCCGAGCTGGCCATCACGATGCACGAATCATCGTCCACGAAGAGAGTCTTGGTGGAGTCGCCGGGTACCAGCCCGCGACCGTTGAAGCTCCAGATCTCCACCTGGTAGTTGCCAACGTGCACGGATCCCCAGAATTTGCCACCGACGCCGGTCGGTCGCGGCGCGATCACCCCGATCTCCATTCGGTGGTTGTCGAGCTGGGCCTTGACGATCGTGTTGTTGATGAACAGATTGATGGCATTCGCGCCCATGATCACCCGATCAGCGTCTTGGAGCGAATCGTTCCGGATCACATCCGCGAGCGCCTCAATATCGGAGAGAGGATCCGCGCCACTGTCGGACCAGACCGTGCCGGCCGTGAGGAAATGCGCTGACTTCGGCTGGTAATCGATGATGTAGACATCGTTGCCCGCCTGGTCGACCAGCGTGAGCGTTCCGGTCTGCAGGATCTGCGACGCCTGCCACTCGCGATTGCGGCGAATCTTGTTCTCGAGCCGATTCATACCGTTGAGAATCCGCGTCACAAGCGTCGCCTGAAACGAAACATCCGAAGCGTCGTACTCGGTCTCACCCGCGCGCCGGTGCATCAGTTCCTTGCAATCGAAAGGCATCGCCTCTTCGATACTGGGCGGCGTAAACTCCTTAGTCGTGAACAGCGTCGAGGTATTGAACGTCGGACCCTCGCACAAATTCACTACCGGTGAGATCTCTTCGTCCGTCCGAACGATATCGATCGCAACCGTCTCGGTGTCGCTGATATTCTCAGGCCGCACCGTGAAGAAACCGCTCAAGAACATGTCGGCGTCCCGCATCTCACGATACGCGCTGATCATGCTCTTCCGGAAAATTTCGGTCGCCATGTCTGAAGCCCCTTACGACTGCGGGTTGTCGATCTGGTCGAGCTCGGTTGTGAGCAGCGGGATCAGGCCCTGCCGCCGCATCGTGTCCTTGATCGTGTCAGTGATCACCGTGGCCGCCGAGGTATCATCGATACTGAGCTTGCCCAGACGAACCTGGCCGGCCACAAGGAACCGGATGTTCTGCGCGACTACGAGCGTAGACTGCAGAGCCGAAGCCAGGATACCCACGAACGTGCCGGAACCGGCAGGATCGTTGTCGGTCGTGTAGGGGGTGAGCGTGCCGTCCGTCAGGCGACCAAGCAAAAGACCCGCCGGGTAGAGCCGTGCCGACGTGGTGGGCGTGAAAACATCGGAGTCGAAGACCGCGTCGAAGAGCTCAACGGAACCGATGTCGTTGTTCGTGATTGTGATGCCACCGAGCGGGTAGCTACTCATCGGTTACGCCTCCACCGGGTTGAGGTCCAGGTTCACCCCGACCTGCGCCCACAGTGCATCATTGACCGCGACCTCATCGGGCTTCGAGTCACCGACCGCACCCTTGGCCTTGGCGTTCGTGAGACCCTCGAGATGCTGTTCGTCATCGTTACGCGCGGTGATCTCACGATGATTGAGGCTGGCCGCGAAGTACTCACCCTGCGAAGCCGCCAGCTCGGTACCGTCCAGAATGTTGCGGCATGCGACCTCGCCCGCTCCAGACGCAGCGCCGGCCTGAACATGCGACGTCACGCGCTGGCGTTCCTGCGTGACACCCTCCTGCAACACCGATGCGTAAATGTCCGGGTGCTTCGCCTTCAATTCGGCCAGGTCCATTGCAGTCCCTTCCGTGCTTGCGGTTGTGCTGCGCTCACTTGCCTCGGGGGATTGAGTCCGTGAACCAATACCGTCGATCATGCCCGATTGCAAAGCGGAATTCGCAATTACCAGCGCACCCCGACCGAAATCCGCGTTGACTTCCGCAACCGACACACCGCGACCCGAGGCGATAATGCCAGCAAATTCAGCATGTATCGCGTCCAGCTCTCGCTTTACCGCCGCAACGCCCTCGTCAGTCGTTACGTCAGGTCGCTTATCAGGGGCTTCCGTGCTCGCGATCGTCACACGGGTGTCACTGACGAACATGGTCGCCACGACGCCCACCGAGCCGACCATCGCCATCGTGTTCTCAACGACGACAGTACTGGCCTGTGTCGCAAGCCCGAACGCTGCTGACGCAGCCATGTTCGTGACCTGAGCCTCTACTGGCTTCTGCACGTCCGCGATCACCTGGGCAGTCCGCAGAAACCCAGCGACCTCACCGCCCGGTGAGTCAATTTCAAGCACGATGTCAGTGATCGCCTCATCGTTCTCGGCCTGCCGGACCGCAGCCACGATGTCACCGTAAACGGTGCTACCCCCTCCGAACATGTCAAAGAAGAAATCGGGCTCAGCGCTAAGCACACCCACGATCAGGATATGGGCCGTAGACCCCTCTCGCACGAAGAGATCGGTATCCTCATCGCCCTCGCGTGATCGTGATCGACGCTCAATGAACGCCGTGTAGGCCGTCTGGTCCACAACGAAACTCGAGGCTCGGTCCTCCATCCTGTCGAGGAAATCCTGCCCGAGTAGCCAATGCCCGGTGAGTATCTTCATGCCTCGCCCCCCTACGTGATGCTGAGTGACATGTACTGTATTTCGATGTCCGCGTCACTGTCAACATTCTGAACCTGAATGCGGATAAAATCCCCTGGACTGGCAGTAATTGGGGCTTGAAGCATAGCCGTACCAATCGAAACCCCGACTTGACGCACAGCAACCACTCCATCTGGAAGCGGACTACCATTCTTGACGGCCCGGAAATGATACTCACGCGGGGCGCCAAGCGTGAACAACGAAAACGCCACGCTCAACTCACCAAACATTGGCTCGAACCCATCATAGCGAAGCTCGCCCGTGTCAACGTCAACCATCGTCCAGAGTTCGATGTTACTGCCCGCTACGGCAAGACCGCCGAGATCCAGATCAGTCCAAGTGTCAACTGCCGAGATAGCTGTGGAGACTAGGTTCGCATTCGCAATCACAGACCCGATATTCATACTCGGCTTCTGGCCAGGATTCCCCGTTGCATCAACACGCGGGTCGCTCTCGTCGAGGCTACCTGTGTCCCAGCCGCCCGCCTCGGTCGCTACGAACGAACGATTGATCTGAAACGTGTTGGTCTGCGCGTTGTAGATCACCGCCCCACCGTTGTACTCGATCGTGTCGGTAACCAGCAGCGCCTGGCCGTCACTGAGCCCGTGCGTCGCGCTAGTGACCGTGACCGTATCAGAGACGAACGCGCCGCCGGCTTCGTCCGTTCCGAACGCCACACTCGAGATCTCGAAGAACCCGGCGCCCGTAGCGGTGATAACGCCCGTCACGTTATAATCCGTGTTCGTCACATAACCAGAGATCGTAACTTCCTGACCGACAAACAGTGTAGGCGGCGCGCTGAAATTGAATCGAGCCACACCGCTAGAGTCAGATACGGAGGTGATTGACTCGGACGCGAACGCAGCGTCAGCGAACGCTGTGATAACTCCCGTCGAGCCCGCGGCGAAGAACAGCGTCGATCCCGTCAGCGTGGTGTCCCGCACAATCGCACGACCGTCTAGACTCGGGTCGATAAAGATCGCACTCTCAGACGCCCCAGCTATGAGTGTCAAATTGTCGAGATCTGTTACCAAAACATTACTGCCGACCGATATCAGCGTACCTGAGCCCGACAGATCACTCGTGATCGCCACGCCACTGAGCGAAAAGACCGAAGCGTTGTCCACCACGAGACCGTTAGCGAATCCTGCAAACTGACAATTCTCAAAGAACACGAAGGGGCCTACAGCACCCCCATCCCCGAACGTCCCGATCGATTGGTCCGCTGCTTGTGAGAGAGCGCCTACGAATGAAAGCTCTTGGATCGCGGCGTCAATAGCGAACGCTTGTGCGCCAACGCCGGATAGGAGCGCGAAGAATCCGCTGAACCGGATACTGGCCGCCTGTGACGGGGAGGAGATAAACGTTCCGGTACCTGTGTACGTCAACGTATTCTCGGATTGGCCCGAACTGAGCCGCACCGTAGCCCCCGCCTCAATCTCGAACCGATCCGAAAGTGTGACAGGCGCTTTAAGCACATAGTGGCCGGTCGGTAACGTGATGACTCCACCGCTCGGCGCGGGGAAATCGTTGATTGTAAAGATCTCGATCCCCGTCAGCCCTATACGGGACGGAAGTCGATCCGCTGCATTGAGATTTAGTGTCATGCCTTCACCTAAACGCTGAAGAGATTAAACCCGTCAGCGTAGAGCGTTACGCTCCCATAATTCTCTGTGATCGCTATCGACGACGCGCCGTCAATCGTCTCAGCGCCCCCCGTAACGATTGTGATATTATTCGCGTTCGCGCCGCCGGACTCATCCTTCACTGTGAACCGCCAGGGATTAGCAAACCCTGTCGCTATGTCAGCTGACGCAATTGCAAGCACCCGCGGTGCGCTTGTATCTGTACACGCGTAAAGCTCTCGCAGACCGAGGATAGCCGTCGAGGTGCTTACTGTGAAAGCGCGTCTTGCGATATTCCGCGCCCCGGCCGTTGTGGTCAAGCCCGTAAAGGTGGGCTTATCCACTGTACGCAGCGGCTGCCCAAACTCGACCTCTGTCTCAGCAGAATTCACGTGCAGGTGCTTGCCCGCCTCGCCGAGGTAGCTACTCGGCGTATCAATAAGTGAGGTAAACACAGGGGCTGTAGCAGTGAGAGGTACACCCTCAGCCGCCCGCACCGCGAAGAATGTTGCCGCGTCGGCGTTTACGTTCAGCGCAGCCCCGCTTACTTGAAACACCGCGACGCTTAACGTGTCGCCAGCAGTTACCTCTATCGCGGGGGACGCAATGCCGTGCGCGTCAATCGCAGCCGCGCCCAACGTGGTGACTACCTTGGTTGCACCGGGGAAGGAGCTGCCATTCTTCCGAAAATCAATCTGACGAAACGCACCGCCCGCTGGCGCAGCCCACCTGACACCCGCGACTAGCTCAACCCGCGTAAAACCCTGCGGGACCGTGAAGAAGGCATCCCCTATGCTATCGAACCAGCCCCCAACGTCGTACTCCACCGTCTGCCAGATTATTACCGACGGTGTGACATTGAGTATCGGCTGATCGGAACTCTTCGAAACCAGAGCACCTGCGAACGGGGCACCTCTGCCAAGCCCGGGGCCGAACAGCTCGCGCACGTTGGCCAGGTCGACCAGCGGCATGTTAACGAACCGCCTCGACTCCGAATTGGGTAGTGGTTGTCAAGATATTGACAGCGCCGCCGCCGTCATGGAGCACACCCATCGACAACGTGTCGCCCGGAATCACCTCAATTACGGCAGACCCGATCGACTGCTCCAACACCGTGGGGGCGAGCGCGCTAACCGGCAGCCCACCGAAAGCGCCGTTTTTTATGTACCGGAGTGTGTGCAAAGTCCCAAGCGTGCTGTCCCACGTTGCAGCCGCGAACATACGCACTCGGGAGACACCCGCCGGAACAATAACTAGCGTGGGGGCGCCCGTGAACCAGCCCCCTATGTTGTAGACTACGGTCTGCCAGCTTATCGCCGAAGGCGTTGCGTCGGGTATCAACTGAGACGACGACCGCCGAAGAAGAATGCCTTGAAAGCCCCCTGGCAACTGGGCTCCCAGTACGCCGCCCGTTCGTGCGAGATCTACGAGAGGCATCAGATATCCACTATCACTCGATAGCCTACTGCAGTCGGCCTCGCGAACATCTCGTCAGCTGCAGACGTGTTCGCGAACTGATCCCCTAGCCGATCCTTTGTGACTACGAGAGCCGGGGCGATCTCCTCCGCCGAGTTCAGCAATAGGTGACCTGACCTCCCCGCGCCCTTAAGGGTGATGATCATCTCCCCGGTTCCGAGAGACGTCCAGACATCCTCAGTTAACGATACGACTGATCTCGCCATAATCTGTCAGCTCCTCTATCACGCGATCAACGATCGCTTGTGTTCCGTCCCCGTCACGCCCCGGGGCCGGCTCAATCTCAGCAACCGGCTCGAGCCCAAGATCCTTGTTCATCTTCTGAATCGCTCGAATCTCACGTGTCCGACGCTTCAACACACGGGCGTTTCGAACCCCGAAGAGATCCTCGGATGCCCGCGTGGCGCTGATAAGGTTGGCCTCAATGGCCTCCACATACGCCCGCACATCCTTGCCCAGATCCACACTCGGCTTGACAGGGCCCGCCCAGACGGCCCGCAGCCACGCCCCCGCCTCAACGTACCGGAGCGGACTGCGGCGCGCCTCGAGCAATCCGGGGGCCTCGATACGAAACGCACCGACCTCGGCCACGAGCCACTCAACGTAAACGGGCTGACAGAACGTCTCGCCGAAGTCTTTCCGTACCCGCGAGATGTAGCCCTTAAACTCGTTGATTGCGGCTTTGCTAGCGCTGTAATTGTTCGAGAACGCCAGCATGAGAATTTCAGGCGGCACTTCATTGGCCCACGCAATCGCCTGCACGACAGCCGCCTCGAACGCCCCGTAATTAACGTTCGGCCTGGACGTCGAGAAACTCTGGGGCGTTTCGCCCGTCTGAAGCTCCTCGAACACAACTCCGGGAGTCGCTGCCGCGATGTTGAACTCCCGCACCGCGCCCGACGCATCGGCGTCACCCTGGACAACTGCCCGCCGCACAGCTCCACCTGACATCGGCCGCGTTCCGGGCAGATCCTTGTCCTTCTGAATGAACATGGCGAGCAGAGCGTTGATCGTCGCCGCCCGCTGCTCGCTATCCCGGTACCGGTCCAGCTCCTTGAGACTCTGCAAAATGATCCCGAGCAACGGCATGCCGCGCACCGCGTCCATGCGCTTGTCTGCGCCGTACTCAAGCCACGCCATGCGCTTGCCGGACTTCGGGCCGAACGCCGGTATCCGGATCGTCTCGAGCCCATCCTGCCGGACATGGAACGCAACCGTACGGCCCCGCGCGTCGAGCTCGACACCGTGCGTAATGGTGCGCGTCTCGCCCGGCGCACGGCGCAGTGGTGTCACCACCCGGCCGCCTCGGATCAGCTGGACCTGGGGCAGCCCGGTACGCCGGTCTGTGTGCAGCACTACGAGAATGTCGCCCTCGATCAGTGACTCTCGGCGCGCCTCTTCCTGAAGCTTCGCCCATGTCCGCTGGCCTTCGAAGTCGCACAGCTTCGGTGTCGCGGCCCAGATCTCGAACCGACTCTCAACGTTCTCGGCCCACTTCTCGGCCTCTTCCTCGCTGAGCTGCTCAAGTAGCTCATCGTTCGGCTCAGCTTGAAGCGTCAGACCGGTATTGATTTCGTTCGTGATGAGCCTGCGGATCAGCCCCCGCGCGTAGAGATTTTCGGTGAATAGCTGCGAGCTCCGCTGCCGGAGCGCCCAGTAGTCTGGGAAGTCGAACAGCGTTGGCCCGAAGCCACCGAAGAATTTCTCTCCGTCGAAGAAATTCGCGACCGTAGCGCCACCGGTCCCGCAGGCCGCGCCGTGGCTCATCGTCAGCGCCTGAGCGAACGGATCGGCGAGCTGCTGCGCCTGGGCGAACGGGTCGACAGCTACCATCGGCCACGCCCCGAACGGTCGCGAAGAACGTGCGACCAGAAGGCTCTAACACGCGTTTGGTTCATGCGGTAGCGCTGGTCGAGCGGTTGCCTGAGCAGCTCAATCGGGATCCCGTGCGCTTCTGAAAGGCCCTGGATAAGGGCGGCTTCGAACGCTGCGAACTCCGTCGGTGAGTTCTGAACCAAAACTACCACTGCCGGCTCCCGTCTCGCGGTGAGGACGGCACGACCAGCACCGCCCCGCTCCCCGTCTGCCGCGCACACAAGGTGGCCAGCGAGTTACGCAGACTGTTCTGCGCCGTGAACAGGTCGGTCAGCTTCTGCGAATCGCGACGCTGAACAGACTGCCCGGTGTCGAGCGAGTAACCCTTCAGCGTAAGATCAACAAGCGCGGCGATACTCGCGGCGATCTGAACGAGCTGAGCCCGCACCACGGCTATTTCCGTCGCAAGGTCGGTGGCGTCCATCCGCGGAACGTAGCGCAGCTACGCGGGGACTTCCCCCGGGTGGTAGCTGAAGGGGTTCGGTAGCCAGTCGCCGGCCCCGTTCTGGGTGGGCGTGGCGTAGGCAAAGAAGTCGATATAGCTCAGCTTTTCCAGCTCGAGGGCATCCTGGCAGACGTCGAAAACAAGCATGTCGAAAGCGGCCATGTTGTACACGCGGCAGTCCAGGGCGTGGTTCGGACGTTGGCCGATGAGCCGCCACTCCCAGCCCTTGCGCTGCTTCGTACGCGCGTCGATCAGCTCGACTTTCTTCTCAGCTTCGTACTGGTCGAAGTAGTCATCTCGCCGATTCTCAGGGTAGTTCGGGTAGCCGGTCGGCTGCAGCTTGCCCTCGGCCCATGCCGCCTTGAGCCACGCCGCCAGCCGATCCTTGTACATGCTGGCCGTCACGTTGTAGAACGGCAGCCCACCAGCTGACTGTGAGAGCTGAAACTCCTTAACCAGCGCCCCCTTTATCGGAAACTTTCGGCCCATCACTGGGTAGACGCCACGCTCGTATTGCATGCAAAACTGATAGACCTCATCAGCTCTCTTCGCCCATTGAACGTCAATTAGCGTCCCTTGAATCCGATACACCCGGCCATCGTCCGCCTTCCACTCTCGCTCCTCGATCAACTCGGACAGCTCGGCCCATACGCCCTCGGACGGTGCACAGTCGGTATCACCCAGCAAGTGAAGCCATTCGGTCGAGTACGTTTGCCGATCCTGACACCACGCCAACACCTCGACGTCAAGCCGGGCGTCGTGCACATCGGCCGCACAAGTGAGCAACACAACGGGGGCGCCCGTCTCTTCGATCGCCTTCAGGTTCGGTATCTCGCCCTCGACGTAATGCACGCGCCTGTGCTCGCGCACCCGCTCGGCTGAAGGCGACTCGCCACGTTCCTCCCAGGGCAGACCGCGCTGCAAGTTGTAGAACGTCTGCAGCTCGTCACGATCTCGCATACGATCATTCGGGACATCCCACGCCTTCATCCACTGATAGACACTCGCGGTCCAGGTCTGCTGCCCGGGCGGCGAAAGAAACGCCGGGATGTGATAGCTGACCAACCCCTTTTCCTGTGTTCGAGCGTGGGGGCGCCACTGGCCTTTCGGTAAGAACCACGCCTTATCATGGTTCCGAAAGATCGCCTGGCACTCCCGGCAGCAGTAACCGACAGATTCCTCTATGAGAATCCCGTCGTCATCGAGATCAAACACAATGCCATACCGCTTGCCGCCCTCGGTGTAGCCGTGCCAGTCGAGCGGCTGCATCTCGCCGCAGTGGATACAGGGGATGTAGTAGTAATTCTGGTCACCGCGAAGAAACAGCGGGTTAATCAGACTCGTCTGCAGCTTCAGCGGTGTCGACAGGTAGAGGATCTTGCGCGTAGTCTCGTACGTTGCCGTACGCATCTCGGCGATAGTGATCGGGTTGCCTTCCTCCTGCCCGACGCCGCCGAGGATCAGCGGCATACCGTCGAGCTCGTCGAGCACCATCTTGCGCGCTGACGTCGAGCGCAGCTTCCCCGGGTTCCGGGCGCCGACGGCCAGTAGGAAACCGCCTGGGAACTCCTTGAGCGTCGAGGTGTCACCGCTCCGCTTGCTCCGCCCGTCCGGCGGTGTCAGCAGATGAGTTAGCCCCGAGTGGTGGAGCATCCGATCGACCTTCAGCTCTATGCCGAGCTTCGTTAGCTCCTTGTCCGCACTGATGTAGATGATACTCGATGGGTCTTCAGCTATCGAGTAGCCGATCTGGTTCTCGAGCAGTGCTGTTGTGGCAGCGATCTGCACACCCTTGCGCACGACGATCTTGCGGGCTGGATCGCTCGGGCTCATACGATCCATGATCTCTGTCATGAACGGCACGTAACTGCACTGGAAGCGGCCGGGCTTGGAAGTCAACTCCGGCGGTAAGTAGCGATGCTTCTCCGCCCACTCGGAGACCTTCATCAGGTTGCGTTCGGATGTGAGACCCTCGATAACGCCCCGAAAGAACGCAGCGTCAGTCGGCTCGATCTCGAGATCAGGGGCGAGGATCATGACGCGCTACCCACTCCTACGTAGACGCCCGTACCTTCCAACCCTCTCCCCACATTCCTCGGCACGCTCAGTTT